TAAAGGCTTGAAGCTTGATGCGGACGGATTCACCTGTCCTTTCTACCAGAAAGATTAATTACTCAAAACCACCCGTTCTGTCCAAGGGGAAAGTGAAGGGAGTTCTCCCTATCACAAAGAAACCGGAGGACGGATTATGTTTTATACCAAGCTGACGCTTCAAGATAACGGCGAGCTGATTACCTATCTCACCGACGACAACATCTACGGGAATTGCCCGGTCTGCGGAAAAGAAATCCCCATCGACTTGGCCGAAGTCTTGAGCGAAGAAGACAGCACACTCTGCAACACGGATGTCTATTGCGAAGACTGTGCTAAGAAATGGCTAAAAAAGAAATACGAGAACGGAGGTCTAAGATGAATGACCTCCAAAGAAAAGCCATCAAGAAACTAAGGGATAAAGGTGCAGGCTACAAGGCGATAGCCCAGAAACTCGATCTTTCCGTCAACACCGTGAAGTCCTATTGCAGACGAAACGGTCTGACGGGAAATCGATCCGGCACAGCCGCACTTGAAGAAATCTTATTCTGCAAAGAATGCGGAAAGAAGCTCACGCAAACCGACGGAGCAAAGAAGAAAACCTTCTGTTCGGATGTGTGCAGGCTTTCCTGGTGGAAGGATCACCCGGAGGAAATCAAGAGAAAAGCGAACTACGAGCTGACCTGCAACCACTGCCAAAAGACCTTTATTTCCTACGGCAACAAAAAGAGAAAATACTGCTCCCATGAATGCTACATCGCCCATCGCTTTGGAGGTGGTGCTTCATGACCGCAGAGCAATTTGAAAGAGAAGCAAAATATCAGGAAGCCTTATTGCTGGTAGAAAACCTGTTTGAAAACGGGCTTCTTACAGCCGAAGAAAGCCGCAATCTCGCACAATATTTTGAAGAAGAATATCAGCCCATAATCGGCCATTTATTACTTGCTATTTATCCTCTTTAGAGTGATGTATATGAGTGGAGGTGATAGTTCATGACGAAAATAATACAAAAAGTGAACGCCGTGAAGATTGAGCCGCCGAGGAAAAAACGTGTGGCCGCTTACGCACGGATATCAATCGAAAAAGGCAGAACGCCGCATTCGCTCTCCGCTCAGATCAGTTATTACAGCAAACTCATTCAGGGAAATGCCGACTGGGAATATGCAGGAGTGTATGCCGACAAGGCGGTCTCCGGAATAACGACTGACCGCCCGGAGTTTCAAAGAATGCTACAGGACGCACGGGACGGAAAAGTCGATATTATCCTGACAAAATCCATCTCACGTTTTGCAAGAAACACCGTTGATCTCTTGGAGACAGTAAGGGAGCTGAAAGCCATAGGAATTGAAGTTAGGTTTGAGAAGGAAAAAATCAACTCCCTCTCTGAAGATGGTGAGCTCATGCTGACACTCCTTGCTTCCTTTGCCCAGGAAGAAAGCCGCTCCATTTCTGAAAACGTGAAATGGGGCATCCGCAAGAACTTTCAAAAAGGCATCGGGAACTCTTTTCACATCTATGGCTACCGCTGGACAGGAAAAGAGTTTGTCATCGTCGAGGAAGAAGCAGAAATCGTAAGGCTCATTTATGACAATTACCTAAACGGTATCTCGGCGGAAAAGACCGAAAAACAACTTGAAGAAATGGGAGTGAAATCTTATACGGGAGGACACTTCAGCAACAGCAGCATCCGGCAGATTCTACAGCAGGAGCGTTATACAGGAAACACCCTGTTTCAGAAAACCTACATTGATACCTTCGGCTCAGGAAAAACAAAATACAATAATGGCGAGTTGCCGCAATACTATGCGAGAAACACCCACCCCGCCATCATAAGCGAGGAGACATTTAACAAGGTGCAAGAAATAAGGCAAAAGAAACGGGAGCTGGGTGCCTTTGCCAATCCGCATATCAAGACAACTGCTTTGACTTCTAAAATCAAATGCAAGCACTGCAACAGAAGCTTCCAGAGAACCGGCAGAAAACTCGTCAACGGCCGCAGCCGCTACTGGATATGCGCTACAAGGAAAGCGGGTCAAGGCAACCCCTGCGGAACAGGAGATTTGCACGAGGAACAATTAAAGAAACTCATCAACGAGGTTCTTGGAGTGGACAAATTTGATGACGACCTCTTTCTTGAAAAAGTCGACCACATTGAGGTCACAGGAAAGGATCTGCTGGAGTTTTTTATGAGCGACGGCAGCTTGGTCACTCGCACCTATGTGTCCACAGCAAGAAAGGACGCTTGGACACCGGAAGTCCGGAAAAAGGTCAGTCGCCAAAGACGAAGCAAGGACGCACGCAGGATAAAAAATGCAGCAAGCCCATATACGGGATTCATCAGGTGCGGCATATGCGGCAACAGCTTCTATGGACAAAAACTAACCCTGAAAGATGGTACAAAAGTATGCTATCTGAGATGCCGGACAAAACTTAGTGAATGCCCTTCAAACACCATTCAGGAATCAACGCTGAATGCTCTGGTCTGTGATGTCTTGGGGCTTGAGGAATATGACGAAGCAGCTATGGACAAGGCGATGGATTACTGCGAGATAGCGGACAATGCCGTCTCCTTTCATTTCCGTGACGGACATTTTGAAAAGAGAAGCTACGAGGAAAAGAAACGAGGCACGCCTTGGACAGAAGAACGACGCCAGAAAGCCTTGAAAGGAATGAAGGAATACTGGAGTGACCCCGAGCACCGTAAACAAGCAAGTGAACGCATGAAGAAAATCAGGAGGGAGAAAAAATGGTCAAGTCAGTAACAACAATACCTGCCAGAATCAATAAAAAGACTGCCATGCCCATTGACTCTCCCCGAAAAAGACGAGTCGCTGCTTATGCCCGTGTTTCTACCGACAGCGAAGAACAGGCAACAAGCTATGAAGCACAGGTCGACTATTACACCAATTACATCAAGAGCCGAAATGACTGGGAGTTTGTCAGAGTATATGCCGATGAGGGCATCACTGGAACAAGCACCAAGGATCGTGTTGAATTTAAGGCAATGATAAATGATGCTCTGGACGGGAAAATTGACCTCATCATCACAAAATCGGTCAGCCGATTTGCGAGAAACACAGTCGATACCTTGACGACCGTCAGGAAATTGAAAGAGAAAAATATCGAGGTCTGGTTTGAAAAAGAAAACATTCAAACACTGGATTCCAAGGGCGAGCTTCTTATAACCATCATGTCCTCCCTTGCCCAGGAAGAATCCCGCTCCATTTCTGAAAACTGCACCTGGGGACAAAGAAAGCGGTTCGCTGACGGAAAAGTCACCGTTCCTTTTAGCCGTTTCTTGGGCTATGACCGAGGAGAGGACGGCAATCTAGTCGTTAATCCGGAGGAAGCCAAAAGCGTAAAACTTTTGTACGGTCTTTTCCTTGAAGGACGATCTTGCTACGGAGTCGCTAAGGAACTGACGTCTCGAGGCATTAAAACACCTGGCGGCAAAGACAAGTGGAGTGCCCAAAGCGTAAGATCCATCCTTACAAACGAAAAATACAAGGGAGATGCCCTTTTACAGAAGTCTTTCACCGTTGACTTTCTGACCAAGAAGAAAAAGATCAACGAGGGTGAAATTCCGCAATACTATGTAAAAAACAATCACGAAGCCATCATCGAGCCTGAGACTTGGGATTTTGTGCAAACACTGCTTGAGCATGATTACAGGAAGTCAAAGAACAGCGTCACTATCTTTTCAGGAAAGCTGAAATGTGAAGACTGTGAAGACTGGTACGGCTCCAAGGTCTGGCATTCCAACAGCAAGTACAAACGAACTATCTGGCAGTGCAACAGCAAGTTTAAAGAGAAATGCCAAACCCCGCACTTTACGGAAGATGAAATAAAAGATGCTTTTATGAAGGCTATAAGTATCCTTATTAAAGACCGTGAGCAGATACAAGCGAACTTTCAGGCCATTGAAAGCATCGCCTACAGCACGAAAGAACTGGAGATTGAACGAGACAAGCTCTATGCGGAGATGGAATCCATATCGCAGCTCATGGAGCAGGCGATTCAAAATAACGCCAGAGTGGCCTTGGATCAGGAAAAATACAATCAGGAATTTGATGAGATGACCGAGCGGTTCAACCGTGTGAAAGAAAAATACGATGCCATCAACGAGAAAATCGAAGACAAGAAAACCCGGCATATTCAGGCCGGGCGTTT